AGAATCGGCTTCCACGTTCTCCAAAACTTCAGCGCTTTCCGTCCATTTCAATGATGCGGTTGTCATCAAAGTTCCACCAGTCTTCCAGTTTATGACGTTGACAACCGATTTGCGCGGGAACCTTCTTCACCATCGGAATCCACAAAGCGTGCTGTTCAATGATTTGATTAATGTCCATTGCAGTTCACCTCAAGGTTTTTAAAATTCGGCCAGTTGCCGTCACACACCATCGCTTCATAGTGTTCCATTTCCTTCAGTTCATCCTGGTAGTCCATTTCACCTACCAGACCGAAGACGGCAAGGACTGCCGCTAACGCTAAAACAATTTTCATGCTGTTTTCCGTTTTGTTGAACATGTGCGTATTGTGCTACGTTGTACAACATCTGTCAAGCGTTATTTTCGATGATGAACGCCAAGCAACACATTGCGTGTGCCAGATGGTGCAGACCACTTTCAGCGTTGTGTGATTCACCCTGCCTGTAGGCATTCAGATGACGCATCGCTGCCCCCCATGTAGCGCCGTTCAAGGTTTTCCAGCGTGCGCCAGTTTTCAGGCCCGTACTTCTCCGCCCCGAACGTCAGAACCTTAGCCAGTTCAATTTCAGCATGGGGCGGAATCAGTTCCATCATCGGCTTGCCTGCATCGTACTTTTTCCCGGTCATACAATTCTCCAAATCCGCACACCGTCGCCTTCAGCGCGAGCCATGAAGCGGAACTGCTCACCCTTCCTTCTGCGTTTGTAAGCCAGCACACGGGCTGCTGCGTACTCATTACCCGTTGTATCGGTACCTTTAATGAACACGCTGTCACCGGGCTGCATTTCTGTGAATGGGTACGACTTGTACCCTGTGGATCGCGCACCATCAGCAGTGGATGGAACCTTCTCGTCAGGAGGCGGAACGTCTTTATCAATTGCGTACATGAACATGGTGATTCCATCTTATAAAGTAACAGTGATAGTAACCCTAACATGTTTGACTGTCAACCGCTTTTCCAGCGGATACAATGTTACGGCACAGAATGCATTTTCCTATAGAGATATTCTACTGAATCAATTTTATAACTTTTGTATATTCCGTAATTCTATAGTAACTCTTTTCTATCTTTCTTTCTCTAATTTTCTGATCTTAAAGAAAAAGAATGTATCCTATAACTTTTACTCTAAGTTATTGATTTTACTGGCTTTCTCGGTTACATTTCGTTTTGCAACCTTTTGTGTCCTGTTGCCGAAATTTTGCGGCAATCCTCAAAATTTGCGGCAATCCTCAAAATTTGCGGCAACAGGACACAAAAACACAATTTTTTCTGTAACCTTAATGAGAATCATTATCAACATATAGGCAAAAAGAAACCCGCATTTCGGCGGGTTTGATGATCAGCAAGGCGTCAGTGTTGTCGTCACCGTCCTTTCATACAGGTCATACAGGTCAACAGGGGTCATCAGTCCATGTTCAGCGGTGGCTACGTACAGCGTCGGGGTGGCCTTTGTCTTCCCGTCCACTTTCTTAACACCGCGCACCTTGCGCCAGCCGATTTGCTCCATCGCTGTATCCAGGCCGTTGTTACCTACCCGAATGTTCAACATGCGGCAATGTGCCTTCAGTGCCTTGCTAGTGACCACACCCTTGTCAAACGGCGGCAAGCCTTCATTCACCAAGTCTTCCAAGTCCTGTTCATAGTCGTAGCGGCTGGCCTGTGCCATTTCCCGCGCACCATCGGTGACGAACGGCAGCACGTTGTGGTTGAACTGACTAATGTCACGTTGCATCAGGTAGTTCAATACCATTGCTGCACCACCTGCCCTGTACCATTGCTGCAACATCCTGTAGTAGTCTGCGTCCTTCGGGTCTACCCATGAATCCACGACAAAATAACGCTGGTCGTCCTTGTCGATGGTGAAGCCGCTGCGATAGTTCGTCATCATCAGCACGCCCATGCAGTCCACCTGCGTGACCACTTGCCCACCCTTCAGGTTCAAGGTGCGCTTGCCCGTGGCCGTGGGTGCGACAATGGTCTTCATTTCATTGCTGGCATCGCGGTCTTGCGTGCGTTTCACTTCGGGAATAATCAAGAATTTCCGCTGGAATAGGTTGTCACCCCATCCTTCAATCACGTCCTTGATCTTCACTTCACGCGCTGCGTCACCCATTGCCATGGTCAGCGGTGCGTACAGGCTGTCTTTGCCGTTTCGTGCCGTTCCACGGTGAATGATGGCGAAAGACGGCTTGCTTGCTGGACGCTGCACAAGTGCCGCCAGCCAGTTCAGCACGCTGTCACGTTCCGCCTGATTGGGAATCAGATATTCAACGTGCGCCAGCCACAATGACACATCGCCCTTGATTGGACTCAGTGCGAAGCCCCGCCATGTGTTCACCATGCGCTTGCCTTCATCTTCATAGATGATCTGCTCACGTTTCGGCGGCGCTACGCTAACAGGGTTCCAGCCCAGGCGATCAGCTACGCTCAGTTCTGGCGGCACTGTCAACAGCAGCAGGCGGCTGGCGGGTTCTTCACCCGTGTCATTGATGTACTTGTTATCCAGGCCACGGGGAACCAGCGTCATGCCACTGCGAATGTCGTAGAACTCATTGCGCGGGGCCAGATAAATGTAGCGGTACGGGTCAAAATCACCGAACCCCGCTTCAGGGTTTGTTTTCCAGCCTTCGCGCAAATCCTTCAGAATGGCCTTGAATTCCGCCACGTTCCAGTGCATCACGTCGCGCACCTGCTTGTGCCAGTTGACCCGTTGCAGTTCAGGTAATGATTCCATCACTTGCAGGATGCGCGGCACGATGCGTTCAGCTTCTTCGGGTTCGGACACACGCAGCTTGTCCATAAGCTGTTGTAGCGGCGTCGTGTCATCCTTCACTGTGACTGGTTGATTGCCCCCGTCAAGAAACGATACCACGGGGGTGTTATTCCCCGTGCCTCCTATGGTTGGCTGAACAATGTCCATGCCTTTCCACATCCATTCCACAATGGCGCGTTCAGTGTTGCCCTGGTGGTCAAGCTGGACATGCGCCGCCCAGGCATCGAACGTGCCGTGTAGTGGGTCGCCCCCGTGGTCGGACTGCCACAAGCCGTCCTTTTCTGGAATCGGTCGGATGGCTGGCGCACCTGTTGCGCCAGGGTGCGCCCAACGCTGTTTCACTTCATGGAAGGTGTAACCGTGGCGGGTCAGGATTGATTCAACAGTGACCGCTTCGTTGTATTCGGTGCGCACGCCCTTGGCTTGGAACGCCAGTTTTGTACCGCCACCCATTGGCGGGCGGTAAGTCGGCACGTCACCATTGACCGTGTAGCCAGCGGCCACGATGCCATCAACAAACCGTTGCGAGTATTCACGCAGCTTGTCGTCGTCGGTTGACAGTTCCTGCCACAGTTTCAAGAATGCTTCAGGTACGGCTGGCGGGTTGTCAAACCGATTCGCCCCCGCGTAGTGCTGTGAATAGACTTCAGGTGAACCTTTGCCTGTGTAGACCACCCCAGGCACAACGTCCTGAAGGTTTGGTGACTTCGCACGCAGTTCAAGTACTGTCGTGCCCTTGCCTTTGCTGTCGAACACATTAATAGTCAGCCAACGGCACAGACCGTCAGCATCCGCACGGAACGCAGACCGCCCACCACTGTTCGGACGTGTGGAACTGGTGCGCACGCCAGCCGCCAGCAGTTCATCAAGATCAAAGCCCCAGGCGGCAAGACCTGCCCGCGCCATATCAACGTGGTCAGGGTCAAGACTGCACAATCCGTTGACCGCCAGCGGCAGGCCGTAGCCCGTGGCGTCATCGTCAATCTGTGTGACGCTGTGCTTGTTCCATTCGATGCCGATAGGCTGTTTTGTGTAGTTGTGCAGCTTGACCAGCTTCAGCCCTGCCGCGTGCAGCCGCCTTGCTTCAGAAAGGTCAGGCTGCATTGGTGCATCAAGAAACATAACCTTTCCCCTTCTCTAACCATTTACGTATTTCCTCAGTGTCATACAGCACCACTTGACCCCGCTTGATAGGTTGCGGGAACCCTTCTTCTTGCCGCCATCGGTACAGCGTCGGGACGCTGATTTGAAAGTGATCGGCGGCTTCTTTCGCACGTTTTAACATGGGACGCCCCTTAGCCATTGATAACGCATGATAACCGTTGATAGTCATTGACACAATAAAAAGATGCTTGACAGCTTATCAGATTTGTTTAACAATGTGCAACGTAACACCACAACCGAGGAAAATTTATGAACACTTTCTTAACGGTGCGGATGGACGAAAAGGCGCTTGAAGCCTTCAAGACCTACTGTGCCGAAAAACTTGAACGCCGTCATTCTGACGTAGTTCGTGAATTGGTCACGGCTACCACTGAAGGCCGCGTGAAGATCACCCCCACCGAGTCCCAAAAGGAGATTTACAAATGAGCATCGAAAACAACCTGAACCGCATCGCTACCGCCCTTGAACTGATTGCTCAGGCCATGCAGCCGCAAGTGGTCACGATAGCGCAAGACCAAGTACATGCTGCACCTGCTGCACCTGCTGCACCTGCTGCACCTGCTGCACCTGCTGCACCTGCTGCACCTGCTGCACCTGCTGCACCTGCTGCACCTGCTGCACCTGCTGCACCTGCTGCACCTGCTGCACCTGCTATGACCGCCGTCCAGTTGAACGACCTGATGATCAAGGAATATCAGCGTTTGGGCAGTCGTGAACCGATTGATGCAGTGCTGAAGTCGTTCGGCGTGACTGGTATCAATGATCTTGACCCGTCCCATTATCAGGCTGTCATTGACGCCCTGAAGGCGGTGTGACTATGCATGCGCGATTGAGTCCGAGTAACCTGCGCTGGCCGCTTTGCCCAGGGTCAGTGCGGGAAGAAGCGGCCTACCCTGATGTGTCGGGTGAAGCGGCCATTGATGGCACAGGTTCACACCTGTTGCTCGAAATGTGCCTGAACAACGATCACGCGCCTGACTTTTATGACGGGCGCGTGATCGGCGCGAATCATCCCGAAAAGCCCGATGGCTGGTTGGTGGGGGCAGACCGCATTGAACGGGTGCAAATGTGCATCAACTATATCAACCGCCGCCGCACCGAACTGATGAAGGAATACCCTGGTGCGCAAATCACAGTGCAGGAAGAATCACGGGCAGACCCAGGCGGAATGCACGGACGTACTGATTGGTGGGGCACGGTTGACGTGACTATCACGGTCATGCTGGACGGTCAGTGTCTGTTCCTTGAAGTGATTGATTTCAAGGATGGACGTGGATGGGTGGCCGTGCAGGACAACACTCAACTGATCAGCTATGCAGGCGGCAAGCTGCGTCCATTTGTAGCGTCTGGCCCCCAGATGGTGCGCCCGTTCCATCCTGAACGTGTGCCCAATGGTGTGCGCTTGACGATTGTGCAGCCAAAGACACAGCCACCTGTGCGCTATGAGGACTACACCACCAGCCATGTCATGGATACCCTTGACGGCTTAGCTATAGCGGCAGACCGCACGGACAAACCTGACGCCCCGCTTGTGGCAGGTAAGCACTGCCAATGGTGCAAGCACAAACTCAATTGCACAGCGCAATCTGAAGAAAGCTTGGAGGTACTGAAAATGACCACAGACGTAGTGACCCAGGGCGGTCAAAGCCTGTTTGAACTGGTGGAAAACGTCATCAATGATGTTGAATCAATGGACACGCAGCGGCTGGTAGAACTGGCTGACGCCCGTGCAGGCATTGAATCAGCGTTTGATCGTGTTGAAGCGGAATTAACCGCCCGACTGGAACAAGGTCAGGACGTGGACGGTTACGCGTTGAAGCCAGGACGTGCCATCCGTGTCTGGAATGAAGACGAAGAAACCATTGTCAAGATGCTCAAGAATCGCAAACTGAAGACGGCGGACATTTACCCGCCTAAATTGGCAAGCGTTGCGCAGATTGAGAAAAACCCGAACCTGACGCCCGAGCAGAAAGAAAAAATCATGTCGGAGTACGTGACCACTGTTGCCGGTGCGCTCAAGTTGACCAAGGTGGCGCGGCGTGTGACTGAAATGCCGTTCGCCGATATGGTTGAAAACAATCAAACAAACGATGTACAATGTCAAACAAACGATGTACCATCGTTTTTGTAATCCCTAACCCGAAAGGAAAATACCATGCAATTTAAAGTAAAAGGCATTCTCAGCTATCCGCACCTGTTCACACCCCGCAGTGTGAACCCTGGTGATGACCCTAAGTTCAGTGCCAGCATCCTGCTGCGCAAGGGTGATCCGCAGATTGAACAAGTGAAGCAAATCATCGCCACTGAAAAGGCAAACGGCTGGCCGAACGGCTTCCCGCACAACGGCAAGGAGTTCATGAAAGATGGCATGTTGGCGTTCCCGAATGACGCCAACATGCACAACTACATGATCATCAGTTCCAATGCGAAGGCCGACAGCAAGCCGCACTGCGTGGACGCACACATGCAACCTGTCATGAATCAGGCGGACGCCTACGCTGGTGCTGTCGTGTGGGCTGCGCTGAACAGCTTCACCTACAACCAGCCTGTAAACAAGGGCGTCGGTTGCGGACTGAACGGCATCATGCTGACGGGTGAAGAAGGCGAACTTGGCCGCTTGGACGGTCGCCCGACTGTTGAAGGTATGTTCGGTGATGTGGCTGGTGGTGCTGCCCCGATGGCCCCCGCAGCGCCAGCCGCCCCCACACCCCCACCTGCTGCGCCTGTCTTCCAGATGACCGCAGCCGCAAACGGCTTGACCCGTGAACAGTATCACGCGGCTGGCTGGTCTGATGCGCAGTTGATTCAGAACGGCCTGATGGTTCCGCCCAACGGCACTGCCCCAAGCTTCGCTTAAACCCATGCGCCCTGACTTCGGTCAGGGCATCACCAAGGAACACAATATGAAGACAACCATCAACAATATTGCCGCCGATATTCACGCCCTGAATCGCAAGTGGTGGCGTGACATTCAGACGGGCGAACCCATCCAGCGCAATCACGGCGAATTGATTGCACTGATTCACTCTGAACTGTCCGAAGCTCTGGAAGCAGACCGCAAGGACTTGATGGATGACAAGCTGCCGCATCGCAAGGGTCTTGAAGTGGAACTGGCTGACGCCATGATTCGCATTCTGGATATGGCTGGCGGCTTGGGTCTGGACATTGGTGGCGCATTGGTTGAAAAGCTGGAATACAACAGCAACCGTGCAGACCACAAACCCGAAAACCGCCTGAAGGAAGGCGGCAAGAAATACTAAGGTAATCGCTATGACCCCTGATTTTTTATTCTGCGTGACCAAAGGTGATGTTGCCTTTGACATTGAAACCTATCCCAACGTCTTTACCATGATTGCTGTCCACGCTGATACTGGCCGTGAATGGTATTTTGAACTTAGCCCGTGGCGCAATGACATTGCACCACTGATTCAGTTCATGGACGTGATGAATGCGCAGCAGTGCCGTATGGTCGGATTCAACAATCTTGGCTTTGACTATCCTGTTCTGCATTTCATTCATCAGGTGCGCAATGTCACGGCGTGGGATATTTATCAGAAGGCTATGGCGATCATCAAAGCGCCAGATAACGCACGCTTCGCGCACATGGTGTGGGAATCTGACAGGGTGGTTCCGCAAATTGATTTATTCAAGATTCACCATTTCGACAACAAGGCACGCGCCACCAGTCTGAAGGTGCTGGAATTCAACATGCGCAGTGACAATGTGGAAGACCTGCCCTTTGATGTCGGCATCGAGTTGACCAAGGAACAGGCCAACGTGTTGAAGCGCTACAACCGTCATGACGTGCTGGAGACGCTGAAGTTCTACCGTGAGTCACTGGATCAGATCAGGTTCCGTGAAGAGCTGACCACCAAATACGGTCGCGACTTCATGAACCACAATGACACCAAGATAGGCAAGGACTACTTCATCATGCGGCTGGAAGAGCACAGCCCCGGTTGCTGCTACCAGTACATTGACGGTTGCCGCCACATGGTACAGACCAAGCGTGAGAGCATCCGCCTTGCTGACGTGATAATTCCCTACATTGCCTTTCGTGACCCTGAGTTTGACCGCATCCTGCAATGGTTCAAGTCGCAGACTATCACCGAGACCAAGGGTGTATTCAAGGACGTGCACTGCACCGTTCGCGGCTTCCAGTTCGACTTCGGCACCGGGGGCATTCATGGGTCTGTTGAATCGCAGATTGTCCAGGCTGACGACGATCACATGATTATCGATCTCGATGTTGCGTCGTACTACCCCAACCTTGCCATTGCCAACGGCTTCTACCCTGAGCACCTGGGGCAGACCTTCTGTGACATCTATGAAGACGTGTACCAGCAGCGCAAGAGCTACGCCAAGGGTACGGCTGAGAACGCCATGCTCAAGCTGGCACTGAACGGTGTCTATGGTGACTCCAACAACCAGTACAGCCCGTTCTTCGATCCTCAGTACACCATGAGCATCACCATCAATGGGCAACTGCTGCTGTGCATGTTGGCGGAAGCGCTCATGCAGGCAGACGCGGTACAGATGATCCAGATCAACACGGACGGTCTCACCATCCGTTGCCCGCGCCAGCTCACCGGTTGGGTAGAGCAAGTGCAGCACTGGTGGGAGCAGATGACAGGCTTGCAGCTTGAGGCTGCCGAGTACAGCCGCATGTTCATCCGTGACGTGAACAACTACATCGCGGAGTACACCGATGGGAAGCTGAAGCGCAAAGGTGCCTATGAGTATGAGCTGGGCTGGCACCAGAATCATAGCGCCCTGGTGGTGCCGAAGGCTGCTGAAGCCGCCCTGGTGCATGGCGCGGACGTGCGTGAGTTCATCCTGAATCACGCTGACCCCATGGACTTCATGCTGCGTACCAAGGTGCCCCGGTCATCCATGCTGGAGTGGGGCGGGGAGCGTGTCGCCAACATCGTACGCTACTACATCAGCACCAAAGGCAAGACGCTGGAGAAGGTCATGCCGCCAGCGGGGCCGGAAGGTGCCTACAAGAAGAAAGCAGGCGTGCCGGATCACTACTATCAGGAAGTGCTGGCGGAAGTCGGCGAGGCCTGGGATGAACGCATACACACGAAGAACAAGAGCACCTACACCGAGCGCCGTACCGGCATCAACACAGGTTGGAAGGTGCAGCTATGCAACGATATCCGTGGCGGTCTGGGCATGGACGACCTGAATCACGACTGGTACGTCAAGGAAGCCGAGAAGTTGGTATTGACGCTCAATGCCTGACGTTGTACATTGTACCACACAGGCACACGAAAGAAGGAAAACATAATGCAAGACATAGCCAAAGGCGCACGCAGCGTAAAGAACCCCAGCAACAAGAAAATGAACTTCAAAGCGTTGATGGACGTGATACAAGCATTAGATGAAAACCAGCGCATGTGGCTGGGCAAAGAGCTGTCAAGGCTGTATGCAGCATTCATGCCAGCAGTGCCGAAAAAGCCACGCACCAATTTTGAATGGTGTGTGAAGGCGATGGCGGTTAAGGATCTACGCGAACAGATAAACTACGTCCGCGTCACGGAAGATCGCATCTGCGGAACCGATGGTCACCGCATTCATATTGCACCCAACACAGACGGACTAGCACCGGGGTATTACGACAAGGCAGGAACCAAGTGTTATGAACTGGACACTAACGCGCTAAATCCATTCCCGCCAGTAGAGCGTCATATAGTAAAAGACCCTGAAGGCGATGGTCGCAAACTGGTGTCCTTATCCCTATTGGATGATGGACTTCTCCAGGGTGACCTCACCAGCAGTGACGGCGTTTTTCATTTCTATAAACTGCCCATCGGTGATGATGCCTTCGTCGCACTCAACATGAAGTACCTGAATGACGCTGTGTGCATGGAAGATGCCGGTCATGTGCATGAATACAGCGTTAAATCCCCCAGTGACACAGTGCAGATCGTCAACCTATCAGGCGGTCGTCAGGCGGTCATAGGGGCAATGCGAGTATGAACATCACTGACAAGCCATTAGCCGCACCGGGTTTAATCTCCTACCGCTGCCGTGGTGAGTTCGGCTGGATCATGATTGGTGCAAAGGACAACGAAGACGCGCTGAATGAGGCGCGTCGATCCAGTGACAACGTGAAGCCGGAAACGCTTCAGGTGTGGAACGGGAAAGAGTATGTATGGGCATAAGAGAAAACAAAGTCGAAACCTACCTGCATGACAGCGTGACCGCCATCGGTGGGACAAGTCGCAAGTGGGTCAGTCCTGGTCGTGACGGTGTGCCTGATCGCATCGTTATCACGCCGTGGGCAATCTGGCTGGTTGAAGTGAAGACCGAAGACGGCACACTGTCACCCGCCCAGGTGCGGGAACATGACCGCTTGCGTGCAGCAGGGGCCACGGTGAAGGTGGTCTATGGTCATGCGGGTGTAGATGAACTGATTGAGGAATTGAAGCGTGTTAAAACCACAACAACTGCATGAATACCAAAAAGAATGCGTGCTGCACCAGCTTTACCACGACGAATCCATGCTGTGGCTTCAGATGGGGCTTGGCAAGACGCCTATCACGCTGACAACCATCGTTGACCGTATGCGTGCAAATCAGGTGCAGAAGGTGCTTATCTTTGGCCCATTGCGCGTGATTCAGGCCGTGTGGGAACGTGAGGCCAGAAAGTGGGAACACACCCGACACCTGAAGTTCAGCGTGATGCACGGTACGAAAGAACAGCGGCTGCGTGCCTTGTTCGCAAAGGCGGATGTGTACCTGATCAACTACGAAGCCATGAACTGGCTGGCTGAAACGCTTGACCATTACTACTTGAGTCAGGGTAAGCCTTTGCCGTTTCAGATGGTGGTGTACGATGAAATATCAAAGCTGAAGAACAGCACCAGCTTGCGCATGGCTGGCGGCAACCGTGACCGCAAGGACAAGCATGGTCAAGTCCACAAAATCAAGGTGACTGGCTGGCGCAAAATTATCCCGCATATCCCCATTCGCACAGGCTTGACTGGCACACCCGCCAGCAATGGCTATCTTGACCTGCATGGTCAGTATCTGGCGATTGACAACGGCAAGCGGCTTGGTCAGTACATCACGCACTTCAGGGATGACTTCTTTACATCGGATTACATGGGCTGGTCATACACGCCCACGGACTTAGGCAAGGCGGCAATTGAAGAACGTATCAGCGACATTACCAAAAAGATGGACGCTAAAGACTATCTGGACATGCCAGCAGTGCAAATCACAAACATGCTGGTGGACATGCCTGAAAAAGCACGCAAGGGGTACAAGGAAGTAGAACGCGACATGTTCACGCAGCTTGAAAGCGGACGTGAAGTGGAAGTGTTCAGCCGTTCGAGTGTGTCAAATAAGTGCTTGCAGTTTTGCAACGGCAGCCCCTATTACCCCGAAAGCACCGAATACGAAGCCCTGCATGATGCCAAGCTTGACGCGCTGGAATCCATCCTTGAAGAAGCTGGCGGTCAACCTGTGCTGTGCAGCTACACCTTCAAGGCAGACGCTGAACGCATCCTGAAGCGGTTCAAAAGCTACAAGCCAGTGAACCTGACGGCGGTTGCATCCAAGGACACGGAACGGGTTATCAATGACTGGAACAGCGGCAAGCTAAAGCTGCTGATAGGTCACCCCGCCAGCATGGGCCACGGTATTGACGGCTTGCAGGAAGCGGGGAACATCATTGTGTGGTTCGGCCTGAACTGGTCACTGGAACTGTACGAACAGATGAACGGGCGCATTGACCGCCAGGGACAGAAGCGCCCCGTGTCGATCATCCGCATCCTATGCCGTGACACCATTGATCTTGCGGTGGTGGACGCCATCGAACGCAAGACGGACGATCAGGAAGGGCTGAAGGCCGCACTACAACGGTACAGGGACGGAATCACCACCAATGACCTGACGGTGAATTTCTTCTGATGTTTTCTGACGTGAGTGCAGCAATCAGTGAAGCAGTGTGGCTGGCTGACACTACCGGCGTGACGCACCTGTTGATCGCATTGCCTGACGGCTACTTGACGGTGGTTGCACGGGGTGAACCGTTCACTGGTCGAGTGTTGGAAATTTTTCACCCGATTGCTTGACCTATGTTGTACGTTGTAGCACAATGGGAACCATCAACACGTACAAAGGTGCAGAAAATGAGCAACACATATTTCAAGCTGGCCCCGAACGCATGTGTGATGAAGACCGAAGCAACGTATGCAAAAGGTGACATTGCTCTGATTGAAAACAAGTACGGGCAAGAAACTGAAGTTGAAGTATTCAAGCTTGTCAAAGACACACTCACTTTCAAGCTTTACAGCTTCACGCGCCTTGGTGAAAGTCATGCGGCACGCAAGGCTGCACGCTATCAGAACCAAGCCGATAACGCTGAAAAACGCGCTAATGATTGGCAGGACAAGGCGAATGAAGGCAGGGATTTTCTTGTGCTGGCTGAACCCATAAAAATCGGCCACCACTCTGAAAAACGCCACCGCGCCCTTATTGAACGCAATCACTCAAGAATGACCAACTGCATTGCGGAATCCAACAAGGCAGAAGCCGCCGCAAGAAAGGCGGCACATTGAAAGAACGAATCAAATTTGATCACGGCCTTTGTGTTGGTGACAGTCTGGTGAAGTTCACCCGCAAGGGCAATGAAAGAACCGCCATCGTCAACATAAGCTAGCGGGGCGGTCATTGTGTGGGGCGCACGCAATCCTGAACTGATGAAGATATTTGAAGGCAATTCCGTAGCTACCATTTCACTTGATTAAGGAAATTACCATGAACACCAAACCTATCAACAGCATGGGCGCACTGAACAAAGTGTCTGATGCCGTGTCTATGATCAACGTCACCAGCGAAACCACCAGCAAGGGCAAGGTGACGAAGAAGGACATTGAAACGGTCAACCGCATCCCGCGCATGACCAAGCAGATTCAGCACACCGTGCGCAATCAGTTGAACACTGTCACTGCCCGAATCGCTGCAATTGAACCTGATGAAATTGGTTCGATCACGTTGACGCTGGACGCCAATGAAGTGCAGGAACTGCTCGAACTTCGCGCACTGCTGCGCCTGGACACAGAAGGGGAAGCGTAATGTTTTTGACTGGAATCAAAAAGGCGGTTCAGCCGCCTTCACTGCGCCATTTCACACATGATGAATTGATCAGACAGCTTCAGTTCAGCGACAACCATGAAGTGCAGGAACTGTTGAAGCGGTTTGAACAGGTCGAGTCAGAACTTGAAGATGGTCTGAAGGATGAAATTGAAAGACGGCGGGAATGGGCGGCTGCTTGTGTTGCCGAACATGCAGGCGAAGACCATCACGCCGAAGTCATT